GGTTGAGGGAAGCAATGCCAAGACCTGCCACATACTCTTCAGGAGCAAGGTCAAGTTGATTAAATCGGTTTTCGACAGCGCGTTCAAAATCTGGATCATCCATCATGCCCAGCGGCAAAATGACCTCGCCGGGTGTAAGGTGAGCCAACATAGTGTCACCACCACGGCCTGCCTCAGATAACTCCATGGCCATGGTGCCCATCGGTGCCTCTGAACCGATTTGAGCGGCATTCATAAGCTGTTGCGCTTTTTGAGCCTCAAAAGGATCTTCTGCGGTTTCTTGAGCCAACATCAACTCTTCCATGGCGGCACGTAGCTCAGCGTTGGGGTCACCTACAGGTTGATCCATGGCCATCGATGCTTCAGCCATGGTTTCAGGGTCCTCAATATCAAAGACTTCGCCACCTTCTGCCATCATCATGGGGTCGTTGTAAGTGGGCTCTGGCCCCATTAGGTTGGCTATGCGTTGCTCTAAAAATGCGTTCATGGTGTCGTTACCGTTACGGCCCCCACTGTTGCCGACATGGACACGCCTGCCGGATAAGTCTGATGATCGTATAAATCCCTAAATTGTACCCCATCAAACGCCTGATGAATGGAATTAGTAGTATTGAATATGATAGCGCCCGTGGCAAATTGTAATTTAGAGATCTCAGCCGCATTGAAGTGCGGAGAGATACTGAAGTTGACGCCACCAAGGTTCAGCTCTAAAACGCGGATAAGCCGATTAAAGGTGTCAGAAGAAACCGTCTCGCCTTGCGAAAAGGGCAGACGAGTTGGCAGTAAGACGCTCATGCACGTCTACCGCTCGGCTGTAAGTCAAGGCGCGTAGATCCGATACGCCACTTGTAGCCTTTTTGGTCTACTGCTGAGGCGTCATCATCACTCTCAAACCGCAGGACAACTTGACGGCCGCGCGATCTTACGTTTTTGAATGTCGTCGTCGGAGTAATCTGGCTTGTGCTATCCGTTACCAAAGACTGTCCGGGGAACTCCCGACGCTTCAGAACTATGTTCATGACGGGGTTTGTGCTGATACCCGATTCCGTGACAAATGCCATATCAGGGATGAGCTTCTTGACGAAAGCCAAGCTATCGCCAGAGCTAATATCGATATCGGCAGACTCAATAAAGACGCCAGTCATAGCATCTTCGTAGTCATCAAAACCATTCTCATGCTGGAACACACACTGCTGAGACTCACTTTGAGCAGAGGCAAAAGGTAGGTCTTCAATGCCTGCATCAAGCCACGCATAACGAATCAATGATCCAATTGACCAATGGTTTTCTTCGTAGTTGTAAATAACGTAGCGCGATATCTCACCCGTGCCATCTTCGATGCTCGGATAAAAGAACCATACTTCGCCAAATTCTGAGTTGACGCCCATGTGGCACTTAAAGGCCTGACCCAAGTCTAGGTCGTTAAACACATACTCTTGCACTTGGCACGGTAGTTTTTGAACTGCACCATTATAGAAGTAGAAGCCGGTCTTACTCGCAAAGTAGACTCCGTTGGGAGCGTTACACGCCGCTTTCGGACCGACAAGACCAGAGCCCTCGTTGACCAAGTTCATGGCAAACGTCAGTGGAGGGCCAATAAATGTCATTGAGTAAAGACTGGTGTCGGTCCAGATCAGGACTTCCTGACGAGACTTAATGCCGCCAACAATAAATGAGCCGCTTGATAAGCGCACATCGCCTGCGCTATTGGTAGCTGTAGGCTCGAAATCCAGCTCGTTTTCAGAGTCGGAGAAGGCCACCAGCATAGGATCAATGACGCCGGTACGGACACCACCAACTAACGGATCAACGCCCATGCAAATTAAATGACGATTAGTCTCGGACGTCAGAACCTGTAAAGCGACAGTGGGAACGGCATTAGCCCCTGCGGCCTGAGAAAGCTCGGATGCTCGCACTGTAACGCCGGTGTTTTCAATCCAGCGATAAATACCGCCACCGCGTGGGTTGATAATAAGGTTTTCACCGTAGTTGTCATGCGTCCATAGACGTAGCTGTCCAGCCGCAGAAATAGCGCTTGATGAGCCCCAGCCGCCAGCGCCCCATGTACCAACGCCCCAACCCGTAGATTTGACAAAGGTATCGAGGCCCACATTGATTTGATAGGTGCCGACAACCGACGATCCGCCATTGCCGGTGTCACTGCTATTGGCTGTGACAGTAGCGCCGCTGGTGTCTTTCGCAACAATTTCATAGGTGTTTAGGCTTGTAACGAGGCTGATTTGGTATTCTTGATCCAAAACCTCTGCGGTTATGTTACCGCCAAGAGATGAACTGCCACTAAAAGTAACAAAGTCGTTACTGACCGCCCCATGAGCGGTGTCGGTGACTGTGATCGTTGATGAGCCGTCAGTGGCGCTAAAAGTGACATCGCCTGCGGCAGTGGTGGCTCTTATTGGGGTGACGTCGTTGAACGACTCGCCTTCCTCAATGTAATACTTAAATGTCGTGCCCAATCCCAGAAAGCGAGTACCACCAAGAGAAATCCAGCTATGCAGAGCGCGAGCAAGCCCAAGGTAATAGCTAGTACCAAGCTTAGTCCAACCGCCAACCTTTTCAACGCGACCTTTGCGAAAGCGAACGAGGTTGCCGTCCACCCAGCCGCCTTTGGCCGCATAGTCGGTCGACTCCTTATTTATTCCCGGTGTGAATTCTATGGTCTGGAGGGGCATACCAAGACATCACGCAAGCCGGATTATTGCACCCGTAGCCGTAGGCGACGGGAAAACAATAGTGAAGTTACCCGCCGTGCTGGTTTTGTCTCCTCCGAAATCAATCGCCGCTACCGCCTTATCTGCTTGGTCGTCGTTATAAATCAAGCAACCACGCGCAGTAACCGTTGCAGTACCAAAAGTTAAGTCAGCAAAATCCACAATGGCTGTCGTGCCAGACGTTGTGGGGGTGACATTGGTAAGCGCATTACCGCCAGCCGTGTAGTTTGTGCCAGAAACCTCGTTTGTGGTTGTGTACGCGGTTGTGGAGGCGCCAAGAGTCGCAGAGCTGGTATACAAAGCCAGCTTAAATGTGTTGCCTGAGCTGTTAGTGAAGTTGTGAGTGCCCACTAACAACTCTTGCTTAAACGAAGTGCATATCGCCGATGTTATAGCCATTTCATAGCTCCTTTAGTAAATCAGCCATTTGGTGATGACCTTGGCGCCGTAGAGCAACCGATAAAGTGGTCCGATCGCTCGAAATGGCGCTTTTAATCCCCCTCAATACTACTTCATAAACTTGCTGGCGGAAAGCCTCAGCTTGTTGCCTAACATGAGGCTCTGCACTGGCCGATATACTTACTAATCGTGTGGTTATTATGTCAGCCCAAAATTCAGGCTTGTGGCCGCCATCATCTGAGGTGGCGACCATGACATTACCTAAGCTGGCATCTGCGTTTTGCGAAATCATCCTTTGTACGGCTCCGGCGCTGAAGGCATTTCTATCTGTTTAAAGTTAAACTGCCTGCGAGCCTCGTCAAATTCTGACTGAGGGCAAACCATAAACTGACCTTCTTGATCTGTCATGACAAGCATTGGATCATCTAGTCGATGGTAGCCATAGAGGCGCTCTGCTGGTACGACGTTGCTATCCAGTAGAGCTGACTTCTGGCTTACACCCACACCCACTCCCTGCGAGATACATCGAGAGACCCAGAACTCAACGCATCCTCGTCCTGCTTCTGCAAAATGCAGGTTGTGTTTGTAACTAAAATCCATGCCAAACAGATCGATATGAGCCACTTTATTGTAAAGCGCGTACGCCATTGCGTACGCCACAGTGTTGTTGAGATAAGCGCACCGCTGATCATCAATCACATCCTTAATGGGGTACTCAACGATTGCCGGTACCCGCTCATCAAGCTCACACGAATAAATAGGTTTATCAAACGTAGGCAGTAAACGACGCATGACGTCAGTCTGGCCACCTGCATCTTCCGTGTCCAAGTACCGGGACGCAGGGTCCAGCATAAACACACGGTCACAATCAAAAACAGATAAGGCGGCGTTGATGCACCATACCTCATCCCACTGCTGACTGTTTTCTACTCCAATTACATAGTCAATTTGAGAGGCGCCAAGGCCTATCAGGGCGACTCTGGCCCCCTCCAACTCCGGTATGCGTGACATTAACTAACACCTGTTCTCAACAAGTCGTATCGATATTCATCACGAGTAGCGCGGCCTTCGCTCACGTTCTTCATCCTCGCGATCCCCTCCTTGAATCGAGTCTCAAACGTCTGGACAACGTCTGGAGCCTCTTTCAGGAAAATCGCCGCCTCAACCAACGTGCCATACAGCAAAGGATCTGGATGGTCCGTAGATAAGACAGTGGTTCCTGAATCTGCACCCGCCGTCAATGAGGCTGGTTTATATAAGTAATGTAGCTCTACCGAATAACCAGAATCCGGTACAGGCGACAATTCAAAAGCCGTTTCATCGAATAGCGAGTAATACTTAGGTTGTGCTGTGGTTGTAGTCACTGGGCTGTACTCTTTCACGAACGATGGATGCTTGTAATCCAAGTAGTAATATCGATCGTTGCTAATGACAGCCAATGAAAATGGTGCAAAAAAATCTGACGGGGTGGCAAGAAACCTGTTGCCTGTGGTCAATGTGCCTGTGACGTTTTTGCGCTGTTCAGGTAACTGGACCAGCTTGAAGATGCGGCTTTCCGCCTCCTCAATAAACGTGTTGAGGTTGTTGTTGAAGGTTGTCTCATCAACCTGCAAGTAATCCTGTACCGTCGATTTTAGAGTCGCTAATGTAAAACTCATGACGTGGTTACCTCAACCGTGCCTAACCCGCTGTTAATTTGATAAGTCGTTAGCTCTGTGCCCAGTATACCCTCGCCCACATTCGTGTAGACAGTAAAAAAGTTTCCATCATTACCATCTGCGGCCTGATCAATGCGCGGATCTTTCAAGGCCTCTGAATCAACTGGCGTAGGTTTACGCATCAACTGAGGGTGCTTTGGCGACCACTGGTCTGGCCCAACAAGCAA